CAATGATACAAAAGCAAGAGACAGTGGCTATCGGTTGGTGCGACAATGGCACCACCGATGGCAAGTTTACTGAAGGGTTAATGACAGCAGTAATTGCTGGTCCTAACAACGGTATGCGTTTTACTACCAGCATACGCGTGCAGGGTAATCAGATAGGCAGACAACGCCAGATACTCTTTGATTACTGGGCAGATAAACTTAAAACAGACTGGATACTATGGGTAGATTCAGACATAGTTTTAAGTCTTGAGGCTATCCAGAAACTCTGGCAGACAGCCGATAAGGTAAACCGTCCAGTAGTTAGCGGTGTTTACTTCATATCTAAGGAGAACGAGGGCAGTCTTATGCGCCCGTTTCCAGTTCTATTTGACGATGTAAGTGAGTTTGAAGTTCGCTATCACCACCCATTACCTGATAATCAAGTCATCAAGGTTGACTGTGCAGGGTTTGGCTTTGTCCTAATGCATAAGTCTATTGTTCCTAAACTGCGTGAAGCACACCCTGGTAAGGGTATGTTTATGGAGACTGGTGATGGCAAAGATGAGCATTTTGTCGGCGAAGATATTATCTTCTTCCGCCGTATGAAGGCAGCAGGTGTACCACTACACGCCCATACTGGGGCACTGGTAAAGCATATGAAACGCTTTAGCGTTGACTATGACTACTATGCATTGTATTGGGCTAATGAACATTTAAAGACAAAACTGAAGGAACAAGAGCAACAAGGAGAATAAGTGGCTGGTCGTGATATTACAGAAGGTCGCTCTAGTAGAGCGATTGCTGTTGATGTAGGTGTAGTTGCTACTGATGCTATCTGGCAGAATACTGATATAGCCTATGATGTTGCTATCGGTGGTATGCCATTCATCTATGCCATCAATGATACTAACCCATACATTCGTCAGACTGCTCCTTATAGGAAAGAACAATTTGATAATCAAACCGAGCCTGGTGAGCAGTCGCTCACTGGCTGGTGGCTTCGTAGCCAGTCTTCCTTTCACGAGGGGACTGGCATTAATTTTTATGACCCAGCTCTTATCCCTGGTGAAAGCACATCTCGCTTCGCCGACAGCAAAGGGGTAAATGTATGGACAGAGGGCGAAGTAACCCTTCTTAAAGACAGCGTTCAAGGACATAATACAACAGGTGCTATTGCATCTAATGGTCGTCCTAATCAGCATATTCGTTCTATTCAATACAGCGGAACCAATGCTGTTCTACTACTTGATGAGTATGATGTAGATAAAATTACTTCTGCTTCTACTTCTCCAGTTCACTTTATTGACTACAATTCTGGTACTGATGACAAGGTATTTGCTATCTGTGATGATGGCACTAATGCTTATTGGGTAACTAATGACACTGGTCCATCAGGTAAATTAGAAGTAAATAAAAAACCGCTTACAGGCAACTCGTCTACATCTGCCACTGTTATGTTTACTGCTAATGGTATTACTGTAACCAATGCGGTAATGGAGTTTGTCAAAGAACGTATTGTTATGTGCGCTAACGATAAAGTCTATGAGTTTTCGACAGCAGCATCATCACTACCCACAGCAATCTATACACACCCATCAAGCACTCACGTCTATACCAGCATTACAGCCTCAGGCCCAGCCATATACATATCTGGTTACAATGGTATTCAATCTACTATATTAAAGTTTACACTTAATAGTTCTGGTGTTATGCCGACACTTACATCAGCGGTAGTAGCAGCAGAATTACCTGTTGGAGAAATAGTCCATCGCATATTTTATTATCTAGGATATATGGCTATTGGCACTAGCAAAGGTATCCGTATTGCTACAATTAGTGACCAAGATGGTTCTATTACCTATGGTCCATTGATAGTTGAAACAACTCAACCTTGCTATGATTTTGCTGCAAGAGACCATTACTTATGGTGTGCTACTGGTGTAGATGGCGCACCAGGAGTTATTCGCATTGATTTATCTACTGAGATAAGTTCATTAGTTTTTGCTTACGCTAACGATGTTTACTATGACGGTGGTGTAACTGGACATCAGACTACAGGTTGCGCTTTCTTTGGTGACAGTAATCGATTAGCATATACTACCACATATGCTTCATCTGCTGATGGATATATATATGCAGAATCAGCATCTACTTTGATTGCTGATGGATATCTACAGACAGGTTACATCAGATACAACACATTAGAACCTAAGAACTTTAAGCGCTTAGTAGGGCGCGGTGAGTTTGACTTTGGCTCTATGACTTTAGAAACTGTAGATGCAGCAGGCACTGAATATGATATAGTCAGTTATGACTCATCAGTTCCACCAGTAGAAGTAACTACTAGCCAGCCAGCAGGTGCACAGGAATACATAGCCTATAAGTTTATTCTATATAGAGATGGCACCGATAATACTAAAGGTCCTATCTTCAAGGGCTACCAGGCTAAGGCTACTATCGCTACACCGAGACAGCGAGTGATTAGATTTCCCGTCTATTGTTTTGACGTGGAGACAGACAAGTACAATGTTATGGTCGGCTATGAAGGCCGAGCTCTAGACAGAATTAATAATCTAGAAAGCATTGAAGAAAATGGTGACATTGTTACTTGGCAAGACTTAACTACTGGCGAATCTCGTCAGGTTGTTATAGAACAAATCACTTTCACTCGCATGACTCCACCAGATAGAGGCTTTACTGGCTACGGAGGAATGCTTACTATGACCGTAAGGACTGTATGATGACCCCTGCTGACTGGGCTGGACTAGCCGTAGCCGTATTAACCTTAGTTGCTGGACTAGCTGGCGCTGTGCGCTGGATGGTAAAGCATTATCTATATGAACTACGTCCCAATGGTGGCTCAAGTCTCAAGGATAAAGTTAATTTGCTTGAAGAAAAAGTAGAACTACTAACTGAACTAGTCAAAGAAGCATTGAGGAAATGAATGAAACCTGTAGCCAAAGTAGCGTCACCTGCTGCTATTGCTGTGCTCCGTCAGGCGACAGCGTTGTATCCGAAGCGCAAGAAACTGTCAGACGGGTTGTTGCCTTCGTTAGCGCATCGGAAAGCCAGCCCGAATTCGGACCACAATACTGGGCTAGCAGTAGATTTGACCCACGACCCTAAGAGGGGTATTGATTGTGCAATCATTTTTGAAAAACTTAAAGAAGATGAGAGGGTTAATTACCTTATCTTCCAAGGAAAAATCTGGTCAAGAACCAGACGCAAGGAAGGCAATAGAAAGTACACAGGTAGTAATCCTCACAATAAGCACCTACATATTTCTATTAATGATACTCACCGTAGTGACACTAGCCCCTGGTTCTGGTGGCTAAGTCAACCTAAGATTGTGAATCAGATTGTGGCAAATTTACAGCCACAACCTAAGAAGAAGGTAGCTGTTAGTACCACTGTGGTACCAGTATGCACCTGCTGTAAGGTTCACAATACAAAACGAAAGGCAATCTAAATGGAAACACTAAAGCAAGTAGCGCTCACATGGTTCCGTGCTGCAGCCTCAGCTGCTATCGCACTCTACCTCGCAGGCGAGACCGACTTTAAGACACTCGGAGCTGCAGCCCTCGCTGGGTTCCTCGGGCCTGTCCTTAAGTGGCTCGACCCATCCGCAAAAGAGTTCGGACGAGGCGCAGAGTAGCCTCTAGAATACCCCTTAAACGCCTTCTAAGGCAGTTTTAAGACACTAAACCCCCCAACCTAAGGTAATCACCTTGGGAAGGGGGGTCTTTTGTGTTTTCATTTTACCCCTAGACAGCTTCTCCTCTGTCAGGTATAATCATATATATTATATATTAAATAATAATAAGACCCCGAAGGGGTCTGTATATAATATATATAATTATATTATAATATATATAATTATATATAGCAAACTTTATTGAAAGGATTATATCCTGATGGGAGTATATCTCTCTGATGATTATCAGATACCAGGGCATGTATCATACTCAGCCCTGACTACCTTCATAGACTGTGGTTATCTTTACTATCTTAGCCGACTGCTACAGATACCTGAGAAGCCAGCGATATGGAGCGCAGGTGGCTCGGCATTCCACAAGGCAACCGAGGAATGGGACAGACAACATGTTGAGTAAACAATTATGGGATGAGGCATGGAGTGAGTACACGAAAGATGTCGACTTATCGACGCTTAGAGTTGGCGGCAGGGCTACGAAGGAGCATCCTAATAAGGAAGATGCCTCGTTCTGGCTGGTCAAAGGACCAGAGTGGGTACAATCCTATGTCCAATGGAGAGAGTTCAACAAGAACTGGAAGATTTGGAAGACGCCTGAAGGCGTTGCTGCGATTGAGATAGGTATCATACCTGAGTTTGCTGGAGTACCAGTGAAGATGGTTATCGATAGAGTCTTCGATGTTGATGGTCAGTTAGTTGTCGTCGACTTGAAGACATCACAACGCACGCCTGAATCTAGTTTGCAGTTGGGCTTCTACCGAGCAGGGCTAAAGAAAGTCTTTGGCATTGATGTAAATTATGGTAGTTATTGGATGGCTCGTCAGGCTGGCACTAGCGAAAGAGAAGACTTAACTAAGTACTCGACAGAGATGATTGATTACTTTGTAGAAAAATTTGACAAAGCACGCCTTGCTGGTATATTCTTACCTAACACAAACAACTGTAACCGATGCGGGCTCACGGAGCACTGCTCGTTTACTTCAAAGAAAGAGAAACGATGAACGAAGAATGGAAACTGCAAGTCTCGTATAAGACTGGCACTGGTGATATGATTAATATCCGTGCCAATACTGCTGACGAACTTAGTGTACTGCTTGAAGGTGTAGGTGATTATGCTACACAGATTGCTGCAACTAACAAGCTCTTGGCAGGTGCGTACAATGTAGCCCCTTTATCGACGCCAAGTTCCACAACAAGCACAAGGCCTCCTCTAACCTCGCCAATGACCCAGGAAAATCTAGCATCAGGTGGCATTGAAGAGACTGTGCAAGACAGATATGGTAACATATGGGTCTATAATAAATCAGGTGCACCGACTTGTGCAAGAGGAATAATGGTTCTAAAGTCAGGAACTAGCCAAGCTGGCAAAGCATATAAGTGCTGGTCAGACCCTGCTGCTGGTCCTAAATGGACAGGCGAAAAAATCCCTAAAGAACAACATGCTCCGATTGTCTGGGCATAACAAATAAATAAGGAATCAATGAGCCGTAGTCAGTTAGTCATGGATTGGCTACGGCTTCTATTCAAAAGGAATAAAAATTGCGTACACTTGTCAGAAGCGTTGGTCGTCCTAGTATCGGCGGAGAACCGCTCCCATCATGCTTCAAAGCGTTCGAGGCAAACAAGATTGTCCTCAGGCGTAGCGAAGTGTCGATGTTCGCAGCAGCGCCAGGAGTAGGTAAGTCAACACTTGCCTTAGCTCTTGCGCTAAAGATGAAGGTTCCTACGCTATACATTAGCGCCGACACTAACGCACACACAATGGCTATGCGATTAGCATCTATGATTTCGGGTAAGAATCAGACTGATGTTGAAGGATTATTGAATACTGATTTAGGTTGGACAAGAGCAGTGCTAGCTAAGGCTGGTCATATTGTTTGGTCATTTGAATCAGCACCATCACTACAAGATATCGATGAGGAAGTACAAGCCTTCGAAGAATTGTGGGGATGTCCACCACAACTAATAGTTGT